CTTGGCGCGCACGATGGCGTCATAACTCAGGCCATAGGCCTCCTGGCCTGCTTCTTTGGCGGTGACCAGGTTCTTTCCGATCCACTTGGCCGAATCCAGGAAGTGCAGCATGCCGGCCAGGCCCCGGCCGGCGATGTATTTGACATTGTCGATCCAGCCGGCCTTGTTTTTCACGAGCAGGTTTTTCGAATCGAACAGTTGGTCGGATACGTGCGTACCGCCTGCGGCCAGTTCGTAGAGGTTGACATCCACGCCCTCGAACAGGTCGGCTGCCTGCCGCAGGACATTGCCGGGCAGGTACCACCTGTTCAGGGTGTGCCCCTCTTCGCAGATGGTGACATCCCACACCGTGCCCTCGGGGTCCTGGGCCTGGTCAAGCGACATGCGCAGGTTGTATGTCTGCTCGGAGGTAGCCTGATTGCTGCGAACCTCCTGCCACTCCTGGGTGACTTCGGTCTCTTCACTGCCCAGCTGCACCGCACCGTCCAGGATCGACCACGCCACGCGGTAGTACTTGGCTTCTTTTTCGAAGATCAGGAAAGATGCGAACACTTCGCTCAGCCATACGTTCTCATCGTCGCCGAATCTTTCGCGCAGGGCCTGGTGCAGCAGGGAGCGGATACCGTCCAGGCTCACCTCGGCCGGTGTGCGCTTTGTTTTAAGTTTGTCGCCCATCATTGCCTCCGGGTTAGGGTGTCGTGCAGCGCCTTGCCGCTGTTATTTTTTATCCTGTTTCCTGCCGGCGCCGGTGACCGGCTTCATCTTCTTCCGGACAACGCCGTCGACCTGGATCGGATCCAGGGGCACGACTTTGTCGCCCGCTGCGTAACGCACCCGGCTGCCGCCGGCGGTGAGAATCACGGCATCGCCGGTCGCCCGGTCGATGTTGGCGTTGAGGATAAATTCAGCATCGATGCCGTAAGCGGTGGCGGCCTCGTCGATCAGGTCGTGGTCCGCTTCCGAAAGCCCCTGGACAGCTTCTTCTTCCAGGGAAAAATCAGCTTGGGCCAGGGCCTGCTCACGATCGGCCACAGCTGCTTCGCGCTTCTCGAGGGCAGCTTCTCTGTCGTTCAGACCGATTTCGCGTTCGTCGAAAGCTGCGCTGAACTTGCTCTCCCGCTCATTCAGGGCCTTTTCACGCTCGCCCAGGGCCGTCTCCAGTTCTTTCAGTTCCTGCTCTTTTTTCTTTGCCATGACATCCTCCTGAAGTTTTTATTTATGCAGCTTTTGCCTTAACGGCTTCATCCCATTTTTCGTGATACGGTATTGAAATACACCCGCAATTGATCGTGTTTTTCGCCGACCCGCCCGGATCGCGCGGGTACATCAGCTTTTCGCCGCCCACGTCAAAGCCCTCGTCAACGTTCCGGATCTGGCCATGTGCTGCAATATGGGCCAGGCGCGGAACTTTCGAGCTGTGGCCGTGGTGCCATTGTTTCTGCAGGCCCGGCACAACGGAAGCGGCTGACTCCTGGCGGGCCTGGCTGGCCGCAGACAGCACCCGGCCGGCCTCGTTGCGCACGATGGTCTCGGCCCGGTGCGCGATCGACTTGAAAATCGACTTGTCTTTCAGGTTCCGGCCTACGGCTCCCATCACGTCGTAGGGCGATTTCTGTCCCATCAGCCCCAGGGTGATCTCGCTGGTGATCTGTCGGTTCGCGCTCTTGGTCAGCCCGGTCACCAGGTCGGAAGAGTAGCCCTGCAAAATGGCCAGGGCCGCCGTGTCGATCTCCGGTATTGCAGTGGCAATGCCGACCTGGCGCAGGGGCAGGTCCACCAGCTCAACGCCCTTTTCCCAGAACTCGCGCTGCATCTCGCGCATGTCCACGCCGTACTGCATCCCGAATTCCTGCAGGGACCTTTCGATGGACGCTTTCATCTGGGGCAGGTGATAGGCCTGCCACTCGGTGGATGCGACGGTCGCGGCCACGTCCTTGCGCACATCGGCCAGCAGGCTGATCACCCGCTTCACGGACGCGTCTTCAAGCGAGTTGGCTTTCTTGATCAGCTCCCGGACTTTGCGTGCAAAGGCTTTTTCTTTTCGGGTTGCCATCAGTTCTCGTAATCCTCCGCGCCTGGCGGTAGTTTCTTTTTCGCTGCCGCCAGTTCGTTTTCCACGTCGATATCCACGCCGAACTGGGAGACGACCTGGGCGAAAACCCGCGTGGCCGTCTCCTCGGACACCCACCGGTTTTGCATGGCCACAGCCAGGGCCGTCGCCAGCTGGGGCACGCCGTTGATCAATTTCGCCAGGTCTTTTTTAGAGATCTCCGGCATGTTCACGGTAAGGCCGGCATCCGCCTGGGCCGGAGTCAGCCGGCCGCAGCGCACCGCCTGGTCCAGCTGGAACTGCAAAAGCTGCTCAGCGATGTGCCCGGCAAATCCCTGGCGTTCATCCAGGTCCTTGATCGGCACCTGGCCGAACTGGTCCGCTTCCGTCTGGTAAGCTTTCCCGCCGGCGCCGAACCAGGAGTCGGGGCGTCCGGCGCTGCCCATGATGAAGCTTTTCACCATGTCGAACCCGGCGGTCAGGTCATTGGCTTTCAGGTCCGGCGCTACCGCTGCCCACTTGACTTTCTCGTTGTGCGCCCGCTGCGAGCCTGGCTCCGGTACCGGGTTGATCCGCAACCAGGTCTTGATCTGCTCCTCGTTCATGCCCTCGAGGGTGATGTCCCAGATGAAATTGAGCATCAGCTCGGCCCGCTCCAGGTAGTTGAACCCGTGCCGCTCCAGTCCGTCGATCCAGTCGAACAGCGCCAGGTAATCGGACCGGCCGCGCGGCGCGTTGAACGGCTTGTTGATGGCGTAGTAAAAACACTCGCCCACCAGCCGGCCGTAGTCTCTGGACATGGCGTTTTTATCCTGCCGGATGATCGCCATCTTTGCGCCCGGGCGCCCGCCATTGCCCTGCAGGTCCACCCGTACCGCCTGCTTGATGTTGTTGGGGTTCACCAGGACGGCCGCAATGGAAACCGGGTCCACGTATTTCAGCGTCACGTGGCCGTTGTGCGGATTGACATCCACCGGCCAGCACTGCTCGCCCAGCAGCCCCAGCCACATGATCATGTCGGCAAAGTCCAGGTGCAGCTTGTTGTCCGGATCTTTCCAGAAACGATCCAGAATCTTCTGCGCTTCATCGTCGTTATGGTTAAACGAAACCGGCTCGCCGAACATGAAGGTTTTGTCCATCCGCGCCAGGCGCCTGGTCATCGGCGACGAGTCGAACATGAAATACGCGATTTCCTGCATCCGGGTCTGGTCGACCGCCTGCAGTTCGCGCAGCTGCTGCCCGCCGGTCAGCGGCCGGTACCCTTCGTTGTTCGGATCATAGCTGGCCGAGATCGGCAAAGAGGCCTTGGCCCGGTCGACCTCCTCGGTCACCAGTTCCCGGACCTGGTCCGCATCCATCAACCCCGGCGATAGCAATTTTGCGACTGCTGTGCGTAAACCCATCAGTGTCCTCTCCTGAACATCCCAAATCCGCCCCTGGAAACCCGTGCGCGCATGCCCATCCCGCCGGTACCCGGCTGGGACACGTGGCGCTGCAGCAGGGTCTCTTCCCGGGTCGGGTTTATCCCCAGGCAGACCGCCTGGCCGGCACCCTGCACGAGCGCCACAGCCCCCTCGAGGGCGTCCGGGCCGTCGTCGTTGACGTTGTCATTGTCGATATAGATCAGCTGCTCGATCAGCAGGTCCTGGTCGCTGTGCCCCTTTTCGAAAAGCAGCAGGCCGTGCTCCACCAGGTAGCTCAGGCCGCCGACCACCCGCGCCCGTTTATTGCCGGTGTGGTGGACCGGTGCCCAGGGCAGGTACCGGTTGCGGCGCAGCGCTTCCTGTTTGATCGCTTCGTGTAAAAAGTCCTTGAGCATGTTCTCCTCGATGCCCATGCTCCCGCCGTAGTGATCCACCTGGTGGTAGGCTGCCGCAAACATCTCGCCGACGGTGGCCCGGCGGATCCAGGCGTGCAGGCAGCGGACGATCAGTTCATCCGTCCGTTCCAGACCCACGGTGATAACGGCCTTGAAGTCGCTCTTTTCGTGGCTGGTGGCGGACGGGTCCACGAAAGAGGCCACGGACAGAATGCGGTCCACCAGTTCGATTCGGTCAAAGTACCGGAACCAGGCTTCCCGGAACGGGCTGTCCTCGGCGCCGGTGAGGTTCCGCATCTCCGCGTTGAAATCCACCGGGCCCATCACCCGCTGCTTTTCGACAAGTCGCTCGGGCGGCCACAGCGCCGGCCACAGTGGCCGCTGCGAGGGTTTGCCGTAGTCGATCCAGCAGTCGTAGACCCGACTGACATATTGGAGACTGCCGTCTTCGTTCTTCGCGGCAATGAGCTGGCTGAGCACGGACTTCGGATGAAAGAGGTTGCCGACCATCACAAACGTATAGCCGGCGCCCATCGATCCGATCACAGCCCGCCGCAACCACTTCAGTCCCTTGTTTACCTGGGCCGGGTTCTCGACGTTGACATCGTTTTCAAAGTCGTCAACGCCGGCATAGTCCGGCCGGTACTGCATGTTTTTCAGGCCGCGCACTTTCTCGCCGCGCCCCCTGGCCAGGGTCCGGACGCCGCTGGCCGTGGTAAAGTCGTTTTTCTTCCAGACCCGGCCCCTCAAATCTCCGAAGTCGTGCCGGATGCGCGGGTTTTCCTCCAGCTCGAGCAGGATCGGCAGGGTAAAGCCGGTGGCCTGGTCGTTGGTGTCGGAAATGAGCAGTTGAAACCGGCGCAAGACGTGGCAGATGTTTTGCAGCGGCTTAAAGAATGAAAAGAACGTGCTCTTGGCGTGCTCGCGCGGCGCCGCGATCAGCACGACTTCATCGCGCAGTTCTGTCAGGCCGTCCCACTCTTCGTGAAACTCGCCGAAATCGACAAAGCAGTAATGCGGCACGTACGTCAGGCAGAAATAGAGCAGGTCGGTTTTAGACCTGGTGACGCGCTCTTTCTGCTTTTCCGGCGTATCGTTTTCAAACGGCGATACGGACGCCCGGATCCAGTCCTTGAGATCGGCTGCAAACTGGTCGAAACGATTTTCGGTAATTTTAGGCCGCTTGCGCATCCCGCTCCTTGAACCGTTGAATGATGACATCGAAATTTTTGGCAAACGCCTTCAGGCCGTCCGGATCCACCTCTTTCAAGACCTCCGCCACGAACTCGAGATCCTCTAAAAACAATTTCGGCCGATCGATCTCCGGGGCTTTGTCGTCGTTCTTTCGGCTGCGTTCCTGCGCCAGCTTCTCGAGACGGATCACCGCATAGATGTCCTGGGCCTCCTTGCTCCCGACCGCCTTTTCCATCATCGCCTGGCGCAGCTCAAACAGGTTGTGGCTCAGGGTCCGCCGCGCCTCCAGGCGTTCTTCCCGCATCGTCCGCCACTGGCCGTCTTTGCCCCAGCGCTTGAGCGTGGACAGGGAGACGGCCGGCATCCGCTCGGCAATCTGCTCGTAGGTCAGCCGCTGGTCGACATAAAGCTCTTCGGCCTCATATCGGATTTGAAGATCGTGTTCCTGTCCCATTGATCCTCCGGAGGCGCTCAATCTGGTTGCCAAGCGCTTTCACGTTCATCGAAAACGCCAGCTTTCTGAGCTCTCTGAGTAATAAAAATTTTGCCATCACTCTTTCTCCAGTAGCCGGCTGGTAAGCCGGGTTAACTCTTTGAGCAGGTCGGTCAGCATGCTGTTCATTTTATCCTGCAGGTTTTCCCGGCTTTTCCAGAGCCGCCAGATCGCCCCGCAGGCGACCAGGTTGAAAACCAGGCTGAGCACCAGCGCCACGTCCTTGCTGCCGGCGATAAAATTTAGCAGTCCGGGCGTCATGACCGTCCGAGCTTGCGCCTTATGGCCGCCGTTTCGCCCTTGTCGCGCATGGTTTCCGACTGGCGCTTAAGATCTGCCGCCAGGTCAAAGGAATCCAGAGCCAGATCGAACTGGTCGGCCATGTCTTTATCGACATTGCCGGCGTGGGAAAGTTTGGCAGCTGTTTCCAG